CGAATTAGACGATAAAGAACTAGATAGTCTAGCAAAAAAAGCAGAAGACGCCTATGACGATCTTATGGATTTAGGCATGAATGTAGAAGTTAGGTATAGCGGACGTATTTTTGAAGTAGCAGGAACTATGTTAAAAAATGCTATAGATGCTAAATCCGCTAAAATAGAGAAAAAATTAAAAGCAGTCGATCTTCAATTGAAAAAGTATAAGATAGACAAAGATAACAATGAAGACCCTAATGATGTTATCAACGGACAGGGTTATATCATAACAGATCGCAACGAACTGCTGAAAAAACTAGGCAGTAAGGAATAAATACACATATGAAAAGTTTTAGACAATATCTTGCCGAAAGCCAAAAAGTTTACAGTTTCAAGGTAAAAGTTGCGGGCGATCTTCCTGGAAAATTTCAAGAAGGCCTAAAAAATCGCCTTGATCGTTGTAAAGTGTTAACACTAGAAAAAATCACTACGACTCCTATACAAAAGTTACCTTTAGATTTTCCAGGAATGGAAAACAAAGAAGTGCATGTATTTGAAGTGATTTGTGAATATCCCATTACCAGTCCAGAAATCATTCAGGACATCAAAGGCATGGGATTAGACGAAGCATGTTTCAGAGTAAGAGGCAGCAGCGAGCCTTCAGAAGAAGAACAAGTTATTGCCACTAGCGAAACAAAAAGCGAAGCACTATTAAGTGAAACAGATCTTGATAAGAACACAGGCAAGATCAAACACAAAGATTATTTTGGTGATGATTTTAATAAATCATTTCTGAAAGATTTAGAAAAATCAAGCAAGGCCCGTAAAAAAGATCAGGGACAGACTGAATACAAACTGCCCAAGGCCAAGATCGACAAAGCAGGTACTAAGAGCCCAATGGGGAGTTAATTATGAATTTTCAAGAATTATTAGCAAAGATGCAGCAGTTAGATCGACCTGCATCTACAGTAGAACAAGTAACAGATGAAATGGGATGTGGAGACATGTCCCCATCAATGCCACCGGCCAATGAGCCTCCTGTGGCACCTCCTAGCATGAGCATTAATTTAAATGCTCAAGGTATGGACAACATTGAAGATCTAATGAAGTTAGTAACTAAGGTAAATCCAGATATGGACAAACCTAATCTTCCTCCTTTACCTTCTATGGGCGACATGCCAAGCATTGCTTCAATTAAACCTGCTATGCCTCCTTTAAAGATGCTGCCAGATCTAGACAGTGAGCCAGAAGGTGATCATTCTGAGCCAGATGCTGATAACATGGGCGGTCCAAGCGACAATGATGCAGATAATAAAATTGATGTCATTCAGAAGTCTATGGGGGACATTGACGGCGACGGCGACCATGATATGGACGACCATGATGCTGAGAAGAAAGATAAAAAAGACGAAAAAGAAGCATTTGGTAACTCACCAATTGGCGGTTCAGAGCCCGAGACAAAAGGTCTTGATGCTGCAATACCCGATGGTGACGATCTAAACAAGCCTAAGAAGAGTTTCAGTGGTAAGCCATATCGTGGCGACAATCCAATGGCTGCTAACGCATATGAAAGCACAGATTTACGTGCTCAAATCCGTGCAGAATTACAACGTAGATTAACAGAAGCAAAAAAATCTTGAAATAAAAAGAAAATGCGTGGTTCACGCTAACTCAAATAGGCTCTTCGGGGCCTATTTTTTTCAGTAAATAATTATATGGCAAAATCATTAGACGGTGTATTAATCAAGAAGGCTCATGCCCCACAGCGATATACACTAGAAGAAGTAAAACATCTCGAAGCATGCATGGATCCTATTACAGGTCCTTTATACTTCTGCAAGAATTTTTTAAAGATACAGCATCCTGTTCGAGGAGCAATTAAATTTGATCCTTATGAATATCAAGAAAGATTGATACAGGCCTATCACGAAAACAAGCAGTGTATCGCTATGTTACCACGTCAAATGGGTAAGACCACTTGCGCCACAGGTTATCTACTTTGGTACACTATGTTTGTACCAGAAGCACAAGTACTGATCGCTGCTCACAAATATGAAGGTGCGCAGGACATTATGAATCGTTATAGATACGGTTATGAAAACTTGCCTGACTTTATTCGTGCTGGAGTTTATTCATATAATAGAAATACAATTGAATATGATAACGGAAGTCGTATTCAAGCAACCACAACTACAGAAAATACAGGTCGTGGTAAATCTCTTTCATTGATTTACTGCGACGAGTTTGCGTTTGTACAACCGCCAGAAAAGGCCAAAGAGTTCTGGACTGCACTATCACCAACATTGTCCACAGGTGGTAAGTGTATTATTACATCAACTCCAAACTCAGACGAAGACCAGTTTGCTCTTATCTGGACTGAGGCCAATAACAGGTTTGACGAACATGGCAACGAACAGAAATTAGGAATGAACGGATTCCATAGTTATTTTGCACATTGGTCAGAACACCCAGATAGAGACGAAGAGTGGGCAAAAATAGAACGTGCAAAAATTGGCGAAGAACGTTTCCGCCGTGAGTTTGATTGTGAGTTTTTGATCTTTGATGAAACACTGATCAATGCAGTAAAACTAGCAGAACTCAAAGGTAGCGAACCTGTAATGACTATGGGTCAAACACGCTGGTATAAAGATATTGATCCAAGATGTACATATCTAGTGGCTCTAGATCCTAGTCTAGGAACTGGTGGAGACTATGCAGCCATACAGGTTTACGAAATGCCTTCAATGGAACAGGTAGCAGAATGGCGGCATAATCTAACTCCAGTACAATCACAGACTAAAAACCTTAGAGAAATATGTAATTACATCACGAGCAGAGGTAAAGAAAAAGGCGGCAACCCTACCATTTATTATTCAGTAGAAAATAACTCTGTGGGTGAAAGTGCTTTAATTTGTATCAGTAACATAGGCGAAGAAAACTTTCCGGGATTATTTTTGTCAGAACCTATACGCAAAGGCCATGTACGCAGATTCCGAAAGGGTTTTAATACCACCCATAAATCTAAGATCAGTACTTGTAGCCAACTAAAACATATGTTAGAAACTGGAAAAATGCGTATACACAGCAAGCCTTTGATCAGCGAATTAAAAACCTTTGTGGCACACGGCATAGGTTTTGGAGCCAAAACCGGCGAACACGATGACCTAGTTTCTAGCGTTCTATTAGTATTACGCATGGCTGCTATCTTAGCGGACTGGGATCCTAGAGTTTATGAAAAAATGACAGATAAAATCACAGAAGATCAACTGCCTATGCCAATTTTTGTAAGTACAGGGTTTTGATAAATACACTTATGAATGCAACTAACAATATTGCCACCGATTTATTCTATAAAATACGCAGCCGTTTTCGCGGTTTAAAATTAGGCGACGAAACCGGTCAACTTACCATTAATCCAGAAGAAGCACGTTTTTTTGATTTTGATTACATGGAAGGCGAAACGCCAATTGGCCATGTTAGCATCAGTCTAGCCGAAGACAATTCTATGAAAGTGTATTTCAGCACTGGCATAACAGAAGGCATGGACACACCGCAAAAAAATAATTGGTACGGATTTTTAAAAGAATTACGTACCTTTGCCAAACGTAGATTAATGGCTTTTGATACTAGAGACATCGCCAAAGATAATTTAGACAAAAGAGATTACGAGTTCTTGAGTCAGCATAATAAACCTAAAGAACAACCAAATACTGTAATAAAGCCCGTTGGAGAATCAGTCATGAATGAAAGCACACTTTATGGTACTAAAACCATGAGTTATCAGAAATTAATGGATACACGCCTTATCATCAAACACAGTCAAGCAGTGATGGATGATACACAACCAGGTGCAAGAACAAGAAATATTTCTGCACTGTTTGTAGAAAATCAAGACGGTGAAAGATTCAAATATCCTTTCATTCATCTAGCAGGTGCTAGAGCCATGCAACGTCATGTGGCCAACGGCGGACTACCATATGATGACCTTGGCAAAAGCATCATCCAAATGAGTGAAGAAATTGCACAACTAAAGAGTTTTGGAAATTATGTTGTTCGCAACGATCTAATGAATTCAGATACCAATGGTATTGTAGAACGTAGTACACAGGCTCTAAACGATCTAAGAGAAACTATTCAGAAATTATCTAAGCAAACACATTACGAATCATACAAAGAAAATTTCCAAGCCCAAGAACATTTAGAAATACCACAAGACGTTGTAGAAGAATACAAAGAAAAATTCACAGTTAGAAATTTCAAAGAAGATATTAAATCAGTATTTCCTGTTATCTATCGTCTGATGCAGGAAGGAAGCACATTAGGCTACGCTGACATAGTCGCAATGACACAAGAAAGCACAACCAACGACGAAGCCGAAATATTCGAGGATGACGAAGCCGAATCATTTAGCAAGTTTGAAAATTGGGTTATGACCTTAGGTGAAGAATCTGCTATTACATCGTCTGATGAGGAAGAACAAAAAGCAGCCATGAAAGAATTACAAGAACTTGTAGGAGAACATTTTCCTGCAGGAGCAGATGGCAACAATGCAATTCCAAGTTTAAAAGGCATCATTGATGATCCTCAATTATATCAGCAAATTAAACAACAGGCCAAAGAACAAGGCGAAGATAGTTGTGTGAGAGGGTTGGTTAAAGATTGGTTAGAATCCAATGCGCCTGAAGTTGTAGATCAATTAGATTTTGGGGACTTTACTGAAGAGCCAATGGCTGGAGAAGAGTCGCCAGAAGAAGAGCCGCAGATGGCAGACGTTGATCAAGAACACTCACAGAGATTAAATGTACAAGAATTGGCAGAATTTATAACTTCATTTTATGATCGAGAATCCGGAACTTTTCCAAAAGGTCCAGAAGGTGTAGCGATCATGGTAGGCAAGAAGTTCGGCGGACAGGCTGAAAGCGTGGCTCGTAAATTCGTAGAACGCATGGCTCCGCATCAGAGTACCGAACAAAATCCAGAACTGCAAGAATTGGCTCGTATCAAAGAACTTTCAGGCGTATAATTTATCAAACCATCCATAAAGGGCACTTCGGTGCCCTTTTTCTTTTAATATTGTCAACGTATTTTTATCTAAGGCGTTATATATATACGCACAGCAATTTTGCTGGCGTTAATTCAAAAAGGAGATTTCAAATGAAATCGATCGTAACTTTAGTAGCATCATTGTTTGCAGTATCCGCTTTTGCACAAGCACCGGCAGCACCTGCTAAGAAAGAAGAAGCCAAACCAGCCGCAGCCGCTCCAGCACCTGCTGCTAGTAAGCCTGCCGATAAAAAGGTCGAGCCTGTCAAAAGCGACGCCAAAAAAGCAGAGCCTGCTAAGAAGTAATCCAACTCGATCAGTTGTTCTAACATTTGATGATTGTGAAATTGAGTACGTATTTGAAGATGCGATACACAGAGGTTACAGCAGACCAAAGTTAGAAGAACTGGATGAAGATGATCTTCCTGAACATACCAGATGGAGATTATTTTTAGCCCGTCAGTTGGCACTTTTGAAGTACAAAGAAATCCACGGTTAACGTGGATTTTTTTTGGTAAGATAAATTAAAAAAATAGCAGATAATAGTTGACCTTGCTAAATAAAAAGCGCATAATACTGTTATGCGAAAGGCATATAACAAGTCATTTACATTAAGGCATAAGGAGGCTATAAAATGGCAACACTAGCAGAAATTCGTGCTAAACTTCAAGAAGCACAAAACAAGAGCACAGGCTCTACATCAAGCGGCGGCGACAACGCAATTTACCCCCACTGGAATATGCAAGAAGGCAAAGAAGCCGTAGTACGTTTCTTACCTGACGGCAACACCAACAATACTTTCTTCTGGGTAGAACGTGCAATGATTAAATTGCCGTTTGCAGGTATCAAAGGCGAAACAGATTCGCGTCCAGTTCAAGTACAAGTTCCTTGTGTTGAAATGTACAACGATGGTACAGCATGTCCAATCCTATCAGAAGTACGTGGTTGGTTCAAAGACAAGAATCTAGAAGACATGGGTCGTAAGTATTGGAAAAAGCGTTCATACATTTTCCAAGGTTTCGTTGTTGAAGATCCTCTTAAAGAAGATTCACAACCAGAGAACCCAATCCGCAGATTTATCATTGGTCCTCAGATCTATCAGATCATCCGTGCGGCATTGATGGATAGTGAAATTGAAGAATTGCCAACTGATGTACTACGTGGCCTCGATTTCCGTATTGCTAAAACTAGCAAAGGTGGATTTGCTGACTACTCTACATCAAAGTGGAGCCGTAGAGAGCGTTCCTTATCAGATGTTGAAAAGGCTGCTATCGAATCACATGGTCTTTTTAATCTATCAGACTTTTTGCCAAAGAAACCTACAGACATTGAGTTGAAGGTTATGAAGGAGATGTTTGAAGCATCTGTTGATGGCGAAGCCTATGACATGGATCGTTGGGGACAATACTTCAAACCAGCAGGTATGGGAGCAGCCACAGGTGATCCTAACAAACAAGTAGCGAGAGCAGCAGTAGCAGATGATCAGGTTGATGACGAACCAGCACCTGTATCTAAGCCTGTTGTAGCCGAGACAGCACCAGCAAGTACTGAAAGTTCATCTAGAGCACAGGATATCCTTGCTAAAATTCGTGCCCGTCAGGGACAATAATTAACACGGCTCGGGCCTCTAAGACATAGTTCTTACGCCCGAGTTCTTCTCACTATAGGATTCTAAAATGGCAAAATTAACAAAATTAGCAAAAGTAAATGAATCGATCACTATCAATCGTTATGACAATGCATGGATGGTTGAAATTGGTGGTCGTGACAAAAAAGAAGATTGGAAAAATACTAAGACTGTTTGTAACACAGAAGAAGAACTTGTTGCTGTGATCAAAGAGTGGAATTCAATGGACTTGGATAATTAATATGGCAAAAGCATTTGATATTTCTAAATTTAGAAAGTCAATTACAAAGTCCATTGAAGGACTTAGTATTGGCTTTAACGATCCAACAGATTGGGTCAGCACAGGCAATTACGCATTAAATTATCTAATCAGCGGTGACTTTCATAAAGGTGTTCCGCTAGGTAAGGTAACTGTGTTTGCGGGTGAGTCGGGCGCAGGTAAGTCTTACATCTGTTCTGGCAATCTTATTAAGGCAGCACAGGCACAAGGCATTTATCCTATTCTAGTTGATACAGAAAATGCGCTCGATGAAGATTGGTTAAAAGCACTTGGTGTTGATACCAGTGAAGATAAGTTGTTAAAACTTAACATGGCTATGATTGACGATGTAGCAAAGACTATCACAGAATTTGTTGCAGAATACAAAGCAATGCCGGAAGAAACTCGCCCTAAAGTTTTATTTGTGTTAGATTCTTTGGGTATGTTGTTAACACCAACAGACGTTAATCAGTTCGAAGCAGGCGATTTGAAAGGTGACATGGGTCGTAAACCTAAAGCACTTACAGCACTTGTTCGTAATTGTGTTAACATGTTTGGTTCATTGAACATTGGCCTAGTAGCAACTAATCACACATACGCTTCACAAGATATGTTTGATCCAGATGACAAGATCAGCGGAGGTCAAGGTTTTATCTATGCATCGAGCATTGTTGTTGCTATGAAAAAACTTAAACTCAAAGAGGATGACGACGGTAACAAGATTACAGAAGTTCGTGGCATTCGTGCTGCCTGTAAGATTATGAAAACTCGCTATGCGAAACCGTTTGAAAGTGTACAGGTTAAGATTCCTTACGAAACAGGTATGAATCCATATAGTGGACTGGTCGACCTGGCTGAAGCAAAAGGGATGCTCAAGAAAGAAGGAAATAGTCTTGTATACGTGACTGCCGATGGCGAAATCATCAAACAGTTCCGCAAGGCCTGGGAACGTAACGAGAACGGCGGTCTTGATGCTATCATGTCTGACATTTCAAAACACGGTGAAAAAACTGAATCTGGGATAACTAAAGATGTTATACCTGATTTGGAGAGCGCAGAATGAAAGAAGATTTGATCGCAGATATTTGGACACTGGTTGTCGAACATATCCCCGAAAAGCATCGTAAAGATGTGGCTGCAGATTTTGTTAATACATTGTTGGATTATGGCATCAAGGAATCGACCTTGCAGAGCCTGCAAGGCATCGACGGTTATCTTGACGGTGCCATTGACTATGCCATTGATGATGAAGAGATTGAAGCCGAAGAAGATGAATACGATTACAATGAAGATGAGGATTAAATGAATTGGTATGATCGGGTTTCTAAAGACATTTCACAAATCCCCGATGCTGTGGCATTTTATGAGGCTGAGTTACTAGCAGCCAAACAAGACGCCCGTATATCGGGAAACATTGAAAGGGCGTCGGCATCGATGCCCGGTATTGTTGAAAACCGATTTAACCAGTTACAAGAAATTGAAGGTATTTTAGAATATCTCAATATTGAACTTCGTAGACTTCGTAGTCAGCATTTCCGTAAGTATCTCGAAAACTATCAACGTAGCCTATCCTCTAGAGACTGTGAAAAGTTTGTAGAAGGCGAGGCCGACGTTGTAGACTTTGAAAAAATTATCAACGACTTTGCTCTGTTGAGAAACAAATGGCTTGGTATTATTAAAGCCTTAGATATTAAACAATGGCAGTTATCAAATATCGTTAAATTAAGAACTGCCGGATTAGAAGACGCCACTTTATGAAAATAGGAATATTAGGTTTAGGTTATGTAGGATCAGCAGTAGCATATTCTCATAGAAATCAACAGATAGTTGTAAGAGATCCTAAATTAGGAGACAAGTCAGCATCCATTGAAGAAATTAAAAATTGTGATGCTATCTATGTATGTGTTCCTACTCCCATGTTAGAAGATGGGCATTGTGACGACTCTTATGTTAAATCTGTTTTAAAAGAATTACAAGATTATAAAAATGTAATCATATGCAAAAGTACAGTGCCTCCGGGCGTTTATTTGCGATTACAAGATCAATATCCTAATCTTGTTCATGCACCTGAATTTCTTACAGCGGCCAATGCTACTGCTGATTACGAAATGTCAACATGGGTATTAATTGGTGGTAATACTGATTATTGTCTTAAAGCCAAAGAAGTAATACAATCTAGCACTATTAAGGCACAACAATACCATTTCACTAATATCTCTACTGCCAGTTTGTTCAAATATCTAGCCAATAGTTTTTTAGCAACCAAAGTAACTTTTATGAATGCGTTTTTTCAGTTAGCCAAAGAAGTGGATGTTGACTGGAATGAAATTAAAAATATCGCCAAAAATGATTCTCGCCTGGGAACTAGTCACTGGGACGTTCCTGGACCAGATGGTCAATTTGGGTATGGCGGTGCTTGTTTTCCTAAAGATGTTGCAGCCATCCTCGAACACGGGCTCGATATAGGAATTGAATTAGAATTACTAGGCCGTGTTGAAGATATCAACAAAAAGAATCGAAAATACGATTAAAGATTTTCTTTTACGTATTCTTCGATAGTTTTTGTCACAGTCCAACTAAAAGTTTCAGACAGTTTTGTATTATCCGCAAGTGTGATATATGCTTCGCCCATCCTTGGCTCAATCATAGAAATGTCATCGGAAATCATAGCAGCCAATTCTAAAACAGAGTGATTAGTTCCTGATCCAACATTAAAAACTTCCCCATACTTATCGTGAGAATCGACTTGCATTGCTAATATGTTTGCGGCAACAACATCATTGACATGTGTAAAATCTCTACGTTGTGTGCCATCGGGTACAATAGTCAACGGTAATCCAGATTTTTTCTGTCTTAAAAATAATCCTACTACTGGTGCATACACACCTCTCACTGGTTCTCTAGGACCGTATACATTGAAATAACGGAAGATAATAGTTTTTAGTCCAAACAATTTTGTGTACATACTACACAATTTCTCGCCTGCTACTTTAGATACAGAGTAAGGATTGAGACAATCGTCGGGCATAGTTTCTGACAGTGGCGGTTTATTAGCAAGCCCGTAAGCAGACGAAGTCGAACTATACATAACTTTTTTAACACCTGCCTCTCTGCTAGCCTGAAGAACTGTAGCAGTACCTAGTGCATTAGTTCTCACTGCGCCCAATGGGTTTAAAATAGTAGGTTGTATTCTTGATTCAGCAGCACAGTGAAATACATAATCTATATTTTCATATAGATGTTTTGTACTTTCATAATCTGCAATATCTAATTTATGATAAGATGCTTTTTCATTAAAATAAAATTGTTCGTGTACAGCAGAACTTTCATTATCGATTACTGTAACTTGATGACCTAGTCCAATCAATGTATCTACAATATGCGATCCTATAAATCCTGCACCGCCGGTTACTAAAGATTTCATAATATTATTATTTTCCTTACTTAAATTGTCTTTTTGTTTTTTACCCCAGAAATGATAAAAATATTTTTCAAGATTAGAATCTTCAAATCCGCAATATTTCTTTCCGCTGGTATGATTACCATTCCAAAGATTCAAATATTTAAAATTATTTTTATTTAAGATTCTGTCTAATACATAAGTATCATACCTTCTTACAAATTGTAAAATTTCTTCACTGTTCCAAAAACTTTCATATTGTTCTAAAAAATTATCTAATTCTGGATGTTTTAAATTAAAGGCGACAAAACCAGTGTCAAGTCCTAGGTCTTTGAGATAGGGATTTTCCCATTTATTTAGAGTTTCGTCTAATTTTATAATTTTTTTGTTGTTTACACTTAACAACTCATCTTCGCCTGGTATAAGTTCTTCTATCTTAGGAATTCTTTTTACCTGAACGTCTGCGTCTAGCCAAATACAATAATCGTAATGTTTTTTACTTTTTTTAATAGCAGATACAATAGATCGACTTTTTCGCCAAAACTTAACTTCTATACCGGAAAGAAAAGAAGGACAAGTAGTAAGATCTAGACGAGTGTTTATAATCCGTTGATCATCTATCAAAGATGAAATTTCTTTCTCAACAAAGAAATTACAATCTCCTGGTAATAGATCCCATGTATGCTTTACTTTGCTAAAAAAATGTTTGTGATACTCTTCATTAAATCCTGTATTCCAAGAAACTTTTATCATTTAATTAATCCTTAGGAACATTATGCCAGTAGGCAGGATATTTTTTTAAAGTTTCGAGAATACTTTTTGGATAATTAACAACGCTAAGAACCTCACTGTCGGTTTTATGATTAATTGCTGCTTTGGTATCTTTTCTTTTAAAGGCTTCTAAGATTTGTTCGGGATCTCTATAATCAGTCTCAATACAACTAACAACTTTGTTTTTTATAATTTCATCTGACCCCATCCAAGACCAATGCCAACCGACCGACTCATCAAGTCCTATACAATGATCTCGATTTTTTCTTTTGGCTATATCTTTGCTACCTTTATATAAATCGTGTGGAGTTTCAAACATAAATCGTTTAGCCACGACACTACCCTTCCATCCTCTAAATAACTTTTGATCAAATTTGTACATGTACATTTCTAAACCACAAGAAACGGGTTTATTATTTTGCTCTAATGCATTGAGGATTTTTTCAAATTTTTCAGGATTTAAAATTTCATCTAAATCACCATGTATAACAATATCATTACTATTACACTGATCTAAACGATCCTTAAACCCTTTACGCATGCCTGTCTCGCAGTAACTTCTGTGAGGATGGTCCTCTTCAAGATTAATACTTAGAACTTCTAATTTTTCACCGAACCGTTTCTTATATCTATCAATATTATTTTTTAAGAAAAATTCTTTAGGACGACTGCTTAGTGTTCGATCAGCCTCTACAACTATCCATTTATCAACATAAGTATCACTTATTTCTAAGTGAATATCTAACATGTCAAATTCATTATTAAAAAGAAATGTGTCTATTATCATATTTTAAAACTTATAAATTATTTGATATTTGTCATAAATTGGAAATACGTTTTTTGATTCCAAATATTCAACAATCATTCTACCCTTTCCAGATCGACGTCCATCTAATAGATAAGCGTTATCATCTATTGCAACTATCGCTCCTTCTTTAAGAGAATTTTCGATAGACTTAAATTCTTTGAGATGATGATTAGCACTATCAAAATCGTCGTGCCATTTAACATCCCATGAATCTAAATAAAACAAATCGATAGCATCTAAATTATTTAAAGAAGAAAGCCAAGTAACGCTGTCTGAACAAAAAGATTTGTAGTACTTTTCATCGATAAAACTATTTGCCGTATCAACTGCAGATTGATTTATATCTACTGACCTAACAAAACCACCATGCAATTTTACCATCTCAGCAAATAAAAAACCACTATTACCGTCTTTCCAATTATTTGGATTTCTAACTGTCCCTGTTTCAATTATTTGAAAATCATTATTTTTCTTTTGTAATAGAAGTTCAAACATTAATTTAAAACCCTGCCCTCGATCATACAAACCTGGTTTACAATTTCTTTTTTCGCATGCTCCTGGTTTTGATACTACTTGATCAAGCAACGGTTGATAATTTTGTTTATAAGTTTCTAGCCAATTCATTTTTTACCCTAATAAAATTTGGTGGTCGAATTCTACAGATTGATTTGATTCATCAGGAACTGGAACATTCCAGTGTCGTTTGCACATAATAAATTCAAATTTTTCTAAATCATCAAAGTCTTTACAACGATCCGGAAGATAAAAAAATGCATTAACACCTCTTGTGTCCACTGTTAAAAAGTTATATCCAGCGGAAGATAAAAGAGTTTTAAATGCAGAAAGACTAGCACCACAGTTTTTGATATGATAATTGTCTAAATTAGGTTTAACTGAGCAAATCAAATCTGGACCATAAAAGGAAAGATATTCTGTGCAAATAATTGACGGAAAAAATTTATTAGAAAGTAATTCTTTTAATATCCAAAAGTCGATACTATCAATGTCTAAACTAAAGAAATCAGGTGACAAAGTAGACCAACTATTGATTAAATCTTTTATATTTGATAAATTGATTTGTTTAACATTATGTGTATAATTAGGATGAAACCATGCCTGATCTAACATATCGTGCCCAATACCATTATACCCATGATTCTCTATCAAATTTCTTAACATATTTTCGGTTCCGTTACCCGAACCTATTTCAATTGCTGTAAAATTTTTTTTGATTAATCGAGAAACCATTGTGTGAATAATACCATCTTCTAAATTCTGAGAGAAGTTTTTATATTCGTAAGATAATCTGTTTTTCATAAGAATATTTACCAATAAACGTAGCACATAAATATTCATATGAAAAACATTGTAATTGTTACTGGCGGCTTTGACCCCATACATTCCGGGCATATTGCCTACATACAAGAAGCACGAAAATTAGGAGATTTCCTAGTTATAGGAGCCAATTCAGACGAGTGGCTTAGGCGTAAAAAGAAAAAAGAATTTATGCCTTGGATTGAACGTGCAGCCGTGCTATCTGCCTTATCTAATGTTGATCGTGTAATCAATTTTGATGACAGCGACAACAGCGCCAAGGATGCAATTAGAAAAGTAAGGTCTATATATCCTAATGATCATATTATTTTTGCTAACGGTGGAGATCGAACTAATGCCAATATTCCTGAAATGGATATCAAAGATGAAAATCTGGAGTTTGTTTTTGGGGTAGGCGGCGAACATAAAATGAATTCAAGTTCTTGGATATTGCAAGAATGGAAAGCGCCTAAGACTGAGCGTCAATGGGGCTATTGGCGGGTTTTACACGAGCAAGGCCAAGAGGTAAAGTTAAAAGAACTAACCGTTGCTCCCGGCAAAATGCTGTCAATGCAGAAGCATAAAGAAAGAGCAGAACATTGGTTTGTGGCTGACGGTACTGCTACAGTTTATACTATCAATTCAAGTACTGATGCAGAATTGCACGGAGTATATAAAAAATTCCAACATATTCATATCAATCGTCAAGAGTGGCATCAATTGTGCAACGAAGGGGACACTCCCCTAAAGGTTATTGAAATTCAATACGGTGAAAATTGTATAGAAGAGGATATAGAAAGATTATGATAGTGGTT